ACCACCACCACCACCTGCTACAATAAGATAATTTGCAGAATATCCTTGAGCCGGTGTGGATGTATTAAACCCTGAATATAGAATCCAACCTTGTGTTGAATCTACGTAAACAAATGCTACGGACTCTCTATTTGTAACAAGGCTCGCACTATTTGTGTTTCCATTAATTTTTAATCCATTAGGGTTTACAGTGACATTGTTCGTCCCCCATGTCCCCGCATAATCCGTCAACTGCACATAGTTGCCAGCGGACGGGCTGGCAGGCAGCGTAACTGTAATTGCGCCAGACGTCGTATTAACGGGGTAAGCATTGCCTGACACGGCTGTAAAACTGGCTGTTTGAACAGACTGCCAAGACAAATAGCTACCGCCACCGGACACGGTTGACCAAGTTCCATCGCCGCGCAAGTATGTTGTGCTTGAAGGTGTTCCCGTGACAGGGTTGGCTCCAAGTTGCGTGACCGAACTGATTAAATACCCACTTGTTGGCAACGTGAGTGATGTATTAGCGGTCGCCGTGAATGTCTGGGTAAACGCGCCTGCATGAGAAACGTTGCCTGCTATTGTCAGCGTGTTGGTGCCGTTGTTGACGCCCGTGCCACCATAAGTGCCCGTAATAACGTTGCCGTTCCATGTCCCGCTCGTGTAAGACCCAGCCCAACTCAATGTGTTGGTAGACCAGCTGGCATTAGACGGAGCTTGATAATGCGTGTCCCATGTGCCCGCCGCAGCCGAGTTGGTCAGCAAAGTTAAATATACGATAGAACCGGATTGAACGGTGACAACTGTTGTAGCACTGTTGTTTTGCACAACAATTGTGCCAGATGTCTGATTGTTATTAAATATGTAAGTTGCGCCAGCAGACAAAGTAGTCGCGTCAGGAAGCTTGAACGTTTGCCCGCCAGACCCGGTTACCACATAATTAAATACCGACGCAGCCGTCAGGGTTGTGGTTGTTCCAGCCGCCGCCGTATTAGAATATCCGGCAAAAAGATAATTTGCCGTTACGTTGGCGTTTGCGTCACGCAGCACTACGCTGTTTGCGCCAGACGAAGCCGTGACGCCCGTGCCGCCGTACCCCACCGCCAAAGTGCCCGCCAGCGAGATTGCGCCGGTAGTAGCAGTGCTAGGCGTAAGGCCCGTAGACCCCGCAGAAAACGATGTTACGCCGCCCGTTGATGCGGCCCATGTTGGCACACCAGAAGCCAAGGTTAGCACGTAACCGTTTGTGCCAGCCGACAACTTCGAAAGAGTGTTAGTAGCCGAAGCGTAAATGAGATCGCCCGCAGCGTAAGTAGTAAATCCAGTACCGCCATTTGCTGATGCCAGTGTTCCAGCCAACGTGATTGTGCCGGAGCTAGTAACTGGGCCGCCGCTGGTCGTTAAACCCGTTGTGCCGCCGCTGACATTGACGCTTGTGACGGTTCCACCACCACCGGACGTTGCAACCCAACTTGTGTTGCCCGAACCGTCGGTTGATAAAACGTAACCGTTGGTTCCGGCTGTAGTTGGCAGGGTCATTGTCCAGGTGCCAGCCGTAGCGTTGGATTTGAGAGTTGTTGTTCCCGACGTGCTGCCGGAAAACACAACACTGCCAGCCGTTGACCCAATTGTGCCAAGGGTTACTGCGCCACCGCTGATCGTCGCGTTGGCGTTGCCAGAGACCGTGTTACCAGTCGCTGCGTAATAAGTGAGCTGCCCGGCAGTGCCGCTGTTAACAGTGCCGCTGCCGCCGCTAGTTGTTATGGTTACGTTAGACGCAGATGTGACTCGTCCTTTGGCATCTACAATGATCTGAGCCACATGCGTGGCATCACCATAAGTTCCTGCCGTTACGCCGCTTGTGGTTAATGTAGGGTTGGGATACGTGCCGGTGAGATCGCCCCCAGCAGTGCCCGTGGGGGCTGCCGTAACCGTGCCGCTGCCGCCAAGAGCAATAGAAGTGCCGTTGACTGTAATTGACGAGTTTGCAAGTCCAGAATTGGGTATTGCTGTGTTAATGGCGGAAGCAGGGATGCTGATCGCTGTGTTGGAAGACGAGGTAATCCGGCCTTGGGCGTCTATTGCAATAGTCGCGGATTGAGCCGCACCACCATATGTGCCAGATGTTACGGTCGTGTTGGCAAGGTTTAGTGCCACATTGGCTGTCAAAGCCCCGCCACCGCTAAGGCCAGTGCCCGCCAAAATGTTGACGGTGTTTGGAACGGCCCCACTGACCGCAGCAACGCCAATAGAAATAGCTGTGTTTGAAGCAGCCGTTATCTGACCTTGAGCGTTGACTGTAATGGTCGATACTGTAGCCGCGCCTCCGTAAGAAGCCGCCGTAACGCCAGTGTTGGCAATGCTGATGGTTCCAGACGTGGTAATAGGGCCGCCAGTCAGGCCCGTGCCTGTCGCGACCGTTGTTACCGTGCCCGAACCACCGCCATTGCCACCGCCCCCTGGCGCAACGCTGACTGCTTTAAGAGACATCTTACACTCCATCGCCTGGGGTAATGTAAACGCTTGTACTACCAGCCAATGTTACGGCGGTAAAATAAGCGTTTGGCAAAAACGTTAAAATTTCGTCCGTGCCGGGCAGAATTGGTATGGTAAAGCTAGGCGTGGTGACAACTACAGCGTTGGCAGTAGCGGCGGTGGCTGTAGTGCCAAAACCCAGAAACACCGTGTAGGAACCTTGAGGCACAATGATTCGGTATTGATTTGCGCCAGGGCCAAAACAAGTGGCTTGGACGGGCGTGGGCGCAGAACTGCTCGCCGTAAAGGTGACTGTATTGCCCATTGGGGTAAAAGCTTGAACGCCCATATTTCACCTATTTTGTTTGTGTATTATGCCCACGGAAGAGCGGGAGTGACAACTGGCGGGTTTACAATGTCGCCAATTGCAACTGCCAAATTGGTTTCTAGTTCTTGTATGCGGCCAGGAACCATAGCTGCTTGAACCCAACCAACAACCTGATCTTTGGTCAAGCTTGCATAAGGCGTAAAAGTTTCGCCTGCTTTGTAGGTGATGGCCTGGGAGCCAAAAGCCGAACTGGTGTTTGTGCCGTCGGTGGCAGTCAACTGCCAAAAAGCGGTAAAGACAACATCGGTTTGCCCTTCAGCTTGCGGGAAACAGTCCAACCGTTCGATGTTCCAGGTGTACGTGATAGCCATAGTGTTCTCCTGTCAAAATTCCAACATGCTGATGTAGTACTTCGCCAACTTGGCAGCGCCACTGGCGTTGGGATGTAGACCACCGGATTGATAGTCCGTAGACAACAAGTTCACGCGCGTGAGGTCAATATAACCGCAACCAAGCGTATTTGCTAAAGAGATCACAGCCGCACGATAATTGTTTAGCGTGTAGCCTGAGAGCAACGAATATCCCGAACCCGCTTGCGTCAAAGGCGGGAAAACCAAAACAACTCGTCCGTAGTTTGTGTAAGACGAATTTTTAAGAGCCGAAGCCAACGTGTTTAACTGGCTGCTGTATTGAGTCGGGGTAAGCCGCCGGTCTGTTGAGCCAGCGTTGTCGTACAAGCTAACGGTCCCAAGCGACAACACGTAAATGGGCGGCGAAGCCGTGCTAGTATTGGCTCTTGGTTGTGTGACGGTTGCCATAATTTGTTGTTGAATAATGTCACCGGATGGCGAAGAAAAATCTGATATGCCATACGAGCTTCTGCCGTTAATTTGTACTTCGTTGTACGTGGTTGGCAATGAAGCAGTCGGGTGCAGAACTGTGACAACAACATTGGTGATGCCGCCCGAGCTGTTGGTAATTGTGTAGCTATCCGTTCCGGTAGCGCCAGTAAAAGAAACAAGGTTCAAAAGTTGGCCTGGATAGGCGCTGCTTTTAGCAAGTGCTAAACATGCCGTATTAGTTGCAGATACAGGCGAATTAGCACTCATCGTAATTGTGCTGCCAACTCCTGTTCCAGAAGTGCTCAAAATAGTGGTCACGGGAGAAGTTGTAACGCCACTAAAATATATTGGATCGCCTGCCGTTAATTGCCCAGTCACAGCGCTGGTTACTGTTATGGTAGGAGAACCGCTTGTAACGGTTCCTGTAAAAGATGCACCGGCAGTCAAGGTTTGAAGGGTCGTCGTATTTTTTTTCACAGTAACAGTGCCAGCACCCATTAGCCCAACAATGATGTATCCATTTGATGATGGATAAGTGGCGTTCCACGAAATGCTGCCCCCTGATGGAATTGAGATCGCGTCAGGGCAGTTGCTGGTAGACGGGTAAGCCGTGGAGACATTGCTGCCGTAAGTGTTATTTGTCGTATCAGAAAAAGGATATGTTCCAATACCCGCAACAAGGGTTCCTGACTGACTTAACAACGGATTAGCATAAGGAGCAGGCGGCGACCCGCCTTGAAACGGCGTTGAGGTCGTGTCATCCACAATCACATTGCGAGCGCAGATTTCAAGACCGGTGCTATTGTTGCCCCACGTTGCTGGCGTAAACCCAGTGACGGTGTTGATTCGATTTTGAATGTTGTAACAAATAGTTTGGTTTTGATCTAACCCATAGCCCCATGTAATCGAGTCCCCCACAAACACTGTGGAGGTTCTCTTGGTTTGATAACCAGGCCGAACAGAACCGCTGAAGTTCATAAAGCTCATGGGTTCTTTATCCTCACGTTGATGGGGCAACGTCGCCAACAACTACCCATGCAGCCAAATTGCCCGCACTGTTGTTGTAGATCGTTGCACCAGACCACTGAGCGGACATGTAGATAGTTGTGCCAACGCGCGAATTGACCGAAGCTCCAGACAAGGCAGAAAATTGAACAGTGCCGTTGCCTAATTGCACAACGTCTATCTTAACTGGCGTTGTCACGTTGGAAGGCAACTGAACAACAAGACCGCCAGTGCTATTCATTTCCAACGTTTTTTGATTGTACGTTGCGTCAATCGTCAGCGTTGCGGTTGCTGTGTTAGTGCCGTTATAGCCAACATTGGTTAATGGAGAGCTGGTCCATACTGACCCGTTAGATATTAGGACGTTGCCAGAAGTGCCAGAAGATGTCAGGCCAGTGCCGCCGTAAGCGACGCCAACAGCGCCGGATGTAATGGCAGCACCGGAAATGGCAATTGCCGTGTTGGAGGCAGACGTGATTTGTCCTTGCGCATTGACGGCAATGACCGACACGTTAGAGGCAGAGCCGTAAGTCGCAGCAGAGACGCCAGTGCTGGCAATTGAGATCGTACCGGTGGTTGTGACGGGTCCGCCTGTAAGCCCGGTGCCTGTAGCTAAACTGGTTACGGTTCCCCCGCCTGGACCCCAATAGGGCGGGCTAGATGTGCCCTGAGAGATAAGAACTTGTCCAGATGTTCCATAATTAGGGATATAAGCCCCAGAATTATTAAACCCAAGCGCACCACTTAGGTTGATTGCCAGCATCATAGCAGGGCCGCTCAACGGCCCCCTGCTGATGTGGATCATGTTTTGGTTTGTACTAGCCGTCGAAGATTCTTTGATCAGATAAGCGGCATAGGTGTTGTCACCTAAGCAAAGATCGCCTTTGTTGTTTGCATAGGCAATGTTGAGCAAATTGCTGGTGCCGGCATCCGGTCCAATGCCAACCGACGCAGCATTTGAAATTGTAGATGATGTCAGCGTGATGCTAGACACTGTGCTTGCCAGCGCGATGGTTCTGCTTGTGCTGATAACACCGCCAGTCAAATTGGTGCCAGCCGTAATGCTAGTAACG